CAGCAAATGTATTACCAGTGTCATCAACGTTAAGGTTAGCGTTAAGAGCAGGAGTGTAGTCAAGTACACCAGCCATGGTTAGAGCAGAAGCAACGTCTGCGGAGCAAAGGATCATATTACCCTTTCCTCTACGTGTTAACTGGGCGATTGCGTTTGCATCTCTTTCGATCTGGAAGATCAATCCCTTGAACTTCTCAACAGACCATCTACCATTTGAGTCAGTGTCTAAGTCAAAAGTACCTGCGTTAGCAACGTTTGCTTGAGCACCAGGCTTAGCAACGTTATAGATTGTACGAATAACTTCTCTGTTAATCTCAGCAAGAATCTCAGTAGAAAGAATGTTGGCAAGTTCTGCCTCTGCATTCAATCCGTGGATTGCTTTTAAGTCTTGAGCAAGTTCTAGACTGTACTCTGCCTTTAAAGCACGAGACTTAGCAGTAACCGTGACCTTCTCGATTGAGAATGCCATTTGGTTGAATTCGCCTTCTGTTCCATCACCGAGGTCTTCTGCCTCAGATGTAGACATACCCTGACCTACGTTGTAGGTAGTAGCATCTGTACCAGCAATAGGATAAGTGCCATCTAGTGCACCTGGATCAGATCCACGCTGTGTAGTTGTACCAATACCAGAAGTAATTGATGTAGCAGCACCAACGTTGTCGAAGTTTGAAGACTGTCCAGAGAATGCAGAATCTGCTTCATCATAGAATGCTTCAGTATCAGTCTGATTATTGTAGCGAGATCTCATCGCAAAGATCAAACCAGTAGGTCCGTTCATTGGCTGAACACCTGCTAGGTCATAAGCGACCAAGTTAGGCATAGCACGACGGATAAGGCTGATTAGAACAGGATCGAAGTTATCGATACTTGCTCCAGTCTGGTTTGTTGGACCTTCAGAAAGAAACTCACGCTCTTCCTTAATAGTCTTTTCTTGGTTCTCCAAGAGAACTGCGGTTACCATTCGACGATGATTGTCTTTGATATCTCCCATGCCTTCATGGTCTAGGAGTGGTGCCCACTTCTCTTGCAGTTGTTCAGCATTGAACGCTTGCATTTGATTATTCCTCTAAAAATTTAGTTAGTTTGATTTTATAATCTAAAAATCACTTTTTCGAGACTCTATTCATAGTCTGAAGATAACTTTCCATCAAGCGAGACGGTGCTGCTTGTGGTACCTCGGTTCCTTCGGAAATTGTCTCTGAATGGTCTCTTTGAGCACTAGACTTACTTGGGAAATAAGATTCCTTAAGTGTTTCTAGTTTCTCACGATACGTCTCTTCACTATCAAACTCAACATTTTCAGCAAGAGAAGCGAGTTTCTCCTTTTGTGAAAGTGCTAGACCTTCGGATACATCTGCTAAGATTACATCTGCTGCAGATTCTGCTAATCTCTTAGTAAGAGCAACATTTTTATTGATTTGCTCGTTGAGTTTATCTTCCATGTCATCTAATTTCTCAACCATATTGTTGAGAACATCATATTTTTCTTCAGGGATGTTTACATAATGTTCTTCAAAAAGACCTCTCATTCCATTTAAGAATGATTCAGTCATTTCTGTCTTAAGTCCTGCTTCGATAGCGAGTTGATTCTCTTCGACCCACTCATCAGTTACATACTCAAGGTATGCGTCTGTTCTTTCAGTGAGTTCGCTTCTGATTTCAGCAACTTGCTCTACAACTTGCTCTTCGAACTGGGCTTGAAGTTCTTCTTTGATTTCTGAAACTTTTGTTTTAATAGCAGCTTCAAAAATTGTCCGTGCTTTTTCTTGGAATTCTTCAGAAAGTTCTTCACCTTCAATAAGAGCATTGAGGTCTTCCTCAATATCAATCTTATCTTCAGCAACAACTTCTTCTTCCGTAGTTTCCTCTTCAGCAACTACTTCTTCTTCAGAAGTTTCTTCTTCAGATACAACCTCTTCTTCAGTTGTCTCCTCTTCAGATACTACCTGATCATCAGGTAATTCTTCTTCTTCCTTCTTTAAAGTAGGCATTGCTTGATCGCCAGCGACGGCTTTCTTGTTAACAATGTCTTTGACTTGCTTAAGGGTTTTTCCAGGTGTGTTTAACTTAGCTGAATTATCATCAACCTTGTAATTTTCTGGAGTTGGGCCGCCCAAATCTTCAACCTCTGCTTGTCCAGGAGTCGCAGCTCCTTGTGGACCTTTATGCATTGGTTCGCCTGGTGCAGCATTTTTGTTTACTACGTTTTCCATTTCTTGTAATTCGTTACCAACGGACATGTTTATATTTTTTGATATAAATCTGTATTTATTTATAGAACTTATAGATTTGATAAGAAATCGTTAAATAAATTCAACTTATGTTCTTCTAATCTACCAGTTCCTCCTAAGGAATTTATTTTATCCTTAATAGTTTGAGCATGTTGTTCACGAAGAATTCCTCCTTCCCAAACCCACTCTTTTCCTTCCATGATTCCAGATACAAAAGCATCAGGAGCTGAAGGATCTGCTACAATATCAGCAGCAGTTGCCAGCATAAAATCTTCACCAACAACTTTACAACCAGTACGATCTTCTCTAATAGAACCAACTCCACGAGAAGAAACACCTAGTGTTACACCTTCACCAATAAGAGATTTTGCAATCTTACCCATTGGTGTATCAAGAAGTTGTGCCTTTCCAACAAAATTACTTCCTTCTTGACGAAGAGATGTAATCTTATGAGAAACACGATCAAGGTTTACAGTTGGACCATCTGGATGTCCCAACTCACCAAGAGCACGGCCTTTACTTACAAAAGACTCATTGTATCTACCAACTTCTTTTGCAAGAGTTGATACTGGATACATTCTTCCATTACGATTTTTAATATCACCTTGTAAGAAGACACCTTCAATATACATCTTCTTTTTAGCACCTTTACCTTCGGTGATAAACTTAACGCTTGAAATTTCTTCTGTAATAAGTTTCATTTTCTTAGTTTGTAAATCCTACTTTTGCTGCCCTAAATGTGGCTTTACCGTAAATGTTATAATCAGCTGGTTTCTCAATATATTCAGTGCCACCATTTGCTATACTTATAGAACCAATACCAGAGAATGTATTGTCTCCTGATGAATCAATCACATGTATTACATTTACACTACCAGAATCATTATAGACTCTGACCAAAGTTGCTTTACTGACAGTGGTACTATTACCAATACCAGCACCAACAACAACTTCTTGGCTCAAAATGAGAGTATTGTTTGGCATTATTCTTGATCCTCAGTAGGTTCTACAGTTTCGGGTTCACCTGTCTGGTCGAATACTGATAACGCAATTTCTGGTTTTAGTGCATCGATTTTTGTGGCAGCCTTAGCAAATAAGGCATCCTTAATACTATCACTAATATCAGCCGCTGCTTTATCGGTAGCAATCAAATTGACAATTTCTTCCATGAAAATAAATATAATCCTATTCTTTATTTATATCTCTGCCGTTTTGGTATCTTTTTGTAACTGAGCATTAGTTACTCCACCATCAATTTCAGGATCCATTGGTATCTCTCCACCTTCGGGTGGTAGAGGTTCTCCAGTTATAGGATCTACAGAAGCAGGATCAGGTATAATACCATCTTTGATTTCATTTTCGATTTGTTCATCCTGCTCAATCATTTCACTATCAGTTTGACGTAAAATATTTTTTCTAACCCATTGATTGGAATAATACTTTCCAATATAAGGTTCAATAGTAGCAAGAGTTCCTAATCTCTCATTCATCATTTCAGTTTCTTTAAGTTCAGCAAACTGATTATCATATAAGAAATCATATTGAATATGCTCACTGATTGTTTCCCAATCTTCAGGAGTGACAATATTTTTAAGAATCAATTGAGTCTTAAGCATATCTGTAAACATATGAGCAAAACGTTTTCTTAAACGTCCTACAAACTTAGAAAACTTAAGTTCGTCTCTTAGGATTTCTGATGAACGTCCTAAATTGAATCCACCTTCATTAGCAATCCTAGATTCAGGAACACCTAATGATCTATAAAGTTTCTTTTGGAAATATTCAATATCGGAAAGTTCTCCAAGATTTTGTCCACCAGGTAAAGTTGTGATTTCAGTTCCACGACCACCTTCTCTTCTAGGTAACCAGAAATCTTCCATCATAGACATGAACTTACGATCATCTCTAACTTCACCAGTATCAGCATTATAGACAAGTTTATTTCTATAACGACTCATTACCTCTCTAAGATATTGCTCTGCTTTTATCTTAGGAAGATTACCAACATCAATATAGAATATTCTTCTTTCTGGTGCTCTTGATAATCTGTAGATTACAAGACTATCCTCAATCATTCTAAGTTGATTAAGTGATTTGATTGCTTTATGAAGATAGGAAAGAACAGTTCCTTTATTCCTATCTACCAAACCAGAAGTAACATAAGTGATAGAATCCTTTGCAATCTTTATTCCTTTGTTGCCACCAGCTCCTGAAATCATTCCTGAAGGATAATTTGCTTTTGGAGTGTACATAAAGTATTCCTCAATCTGAGGAGACATTACTTTCTGCTCATCATTTGGATTACCTGATTTCAGATTCAAGTAATCATTCTTATTTTTCTTTTCCTGCCTTACAAACCTCATTTTCATGGGGTCGATATATCTAATCTCTTTTATTCCTTCTTCTGGTTTTTTGATGTCAATTGCCTTAAAATAGTACAATCTACCGTCTACATACCAGTTTCTGAGTATTTCATGCGATTTTTTATCAAAATCCATGATGTCTTTTATATTTCTAAACTCTTCTCTGATTGCTTTTTTGAGTTTCTCACTTGCATTTAAGTTAGATAACTCTATCTCAATTGGAGAATCATATAGATCACTGACAATAGCTTCATTGATAACATCTTCGACAGCAGCATCACATTCTGGATGCAAAGCCATCTCCCGATATTTTCTTATCATGTCAAATTCACTTTTGTAGACACCTTCCATGTCTACATAAGCACCATAAAATCCGCTACTTATATAATTATCAACCCCGTCCTCATTATTCTGAGGAACGGGGGATATTACAGAAGGGGACTTTTTTTCCTTTTCAATTGAGAAACCAAATAGTCTGGCCATATTATAAATCCGTTAATCTGTGCTATAGTTATTTATTTGATATCTTCACCGCCAGCTCCAGTGCCAGCACCTTTATATGCTTCCCACCAGTGGACTTGCATTTCTACGGTAAAGTCTTCAACTGTATCTACAGTTTCATAGTTCAGATCTATAGTTGAAATATTTGTTGGCCAAATATCCTTCATCTTATAAGATCTAAGAACACTACCATCACGATCTAACTGATGAACTACAGCATCTTTCTGATAAGTCTCAGGAGCTTGAAGTCCTGTTGCATTTTCCATCTTGTTGATGACATTCATCCATTTTTCAAAAGAAGAACGAATAGA